CAGATTCAGACATCATGACTAAAACTAAAAGAGGTGATGATAGAAAAGACAGGTTGAATAATGGAAATTATATCGAACCGACTCATTATCATTATGTTTTAATTGTTGATGAAAATGATCAGCCCTCTGAAACAGCAGTTATTGTAATGAAAGCTACTCAGGCTAAAAAGTCTAAGAAGTGGAATTCAATGATGTTGTCTCAAAGAAGAAAAGGCAAAAATGGTTTCTTTCAACCACCAACATGGTCTCAAATTTATTTGATGAAGACTGTGCTAGAAAAGAACAATTTAGGTTCTTGGTATGGTTGGGAAGTAGAGCATTTTAGCGATATACCAAATCCTACATTATTAGAAGGTGCAAAAACTTTCTATGAAACATGTAGAAAAGGTATGGCTAAGATCAATCTTTCTGCTGAAGACGAAAACAACACTGAAGCTGCACCCTTTTAATGGATTCGCTAGAATTTTTTAGCAAACTATTTGAGGGTTTAAACTCAGCATACGGTACCTACGAGCTTAACGGAGCTCGTAGGGCCGATGGTAAGGCTGAGGGTAAAGCACTTACAAAAAAAGGTGCTGTAACTAAAGAATTGTTTGAACAACATTTAAAGGGAGAATTAAGTTTAGGTATTGTTCCTATTATGAAGGACAATAACTGTAAATGGGGATGTATTGATGTAGATAAATATAATGGATTTAACATAAAAGATTTAATTACTAAAATAAGAAATTTAAAAATACCTTTGTTTCCTTATCGATCTAAATCGGGAGGAGTGCATTTATTCTTACATATTGATGGAGTGGTGTCTGCATCAGATATGATTGATAAGCTTACTGAACTTGCTGGTGCATTAGGACTAGGTGATTGTGAAATATTTCCTAAACAAAGAACTATTAATGTAGAATTAGGAACTATAGGTAATTGGTTAAACTTACCATATCATAATTGTGAATTAACTATGCGTTATGCATTAAATGACAACGGCCACTCGATACCTATTAATGAATTAGAAAAAGAAGTTAAGAAGTACTTAATTAAACCAGAAGATTTTTACAAAATAAAAATAGAAGTAAAAGATAATGGAGATGAGATGTTTAATGAATATCCTCCATGCGTTCAATCTTTCATGACTACTAGCATGGAAGCAGGCGGAAGAAATGAGGCATTGTTTAATGTTGGTGTTTGCATGATTAAAAAACTAGGTAAAGATGGTGCTTGGGAAGATGAACTACAAACAGTAAATAAAAATTGGGGAGCAAATGCTCTACCAGCAAAAGAAGTTAAGGCAACCATTATTAATAGTTTAAGTAAAGAAAAAGAATACAATTATAAATGTAATACTCCACCTGCAAAAAGATTTTGCAATCAAGATTTATGTATTAAAAGAAAATTAGGAATAGGAAGAAGTAATTATAGTTTCTCTGTAGATTCGTTTCAAAAGATAAACACTAAACCTCCTAAATATATTCTTACTATTGATAAAAAACCTGTACGATTAACAGGACAGCAACTATGTCAGCAGCAGTTATTAAAAACAGAATTGTTTGATGCAGATATTGTATGGAAAACAATGAAGACGGAAGAATTTGGTTTATGGTTAAATTATCTTAAAACAATTCAAACAGATGTAGAAGGATATGATTTTACCGATGATGATAAAGATGAGTTTCAATATTTATTTAAAAACTTTACCGATGATAATCAAATTGCAGATCATATTTCACAAACTCAAAGTGATTATATATTTGAAGAGGATAATTATTTATTTTTTAGAGCAGAAGTATTTAAAAAGTTTTTAAAGAAAGAGGGACAAAACCTTAAACCATCAGAAGTAAAGGAACTTTTGATAGACAATGGAGCAGAGTATATTAGGAAACATAGAGACTACACTGCTAGATTGTGGAAGATTCCTAAACCTAAATTTGAAGATATAAAAGATCGTAATGTCAAATTTGAAAAGAAACTTCCGTCCTTTGACCCAGATAATCAATAAAACATTTAAGATATTTGGTCCACCTGGAACGGGAAAGACAACTAGATTAATTAAATTACTAGAAAAACATCTACGATTAGGTGTTAATCCTCATGACATTGTGTATGTGTCTTTTACTAATAAAGCCGTAGACGAAGCAGTATCTAGAGTACTTAAAAAATTTAAAGATTATAAAGAAGAAGACTTTAGTAATTTTAGAACTATTCATTCTTTTTGTAAAAATCATTTACGTAGTGCTCAAGTATTAGATCCAAAAACAGACATGTTAGATTTTCATACAGCTTATGGAACAGTGAATGCTGGATTTACAGAAGATGATGCAAACATGAAAGTATTTAATAATTGGTCTTTGCGAATTTATGATAAGGCTAGAAACATGTTAATCCATCCTGATGAAGCTTTTCGTAGAGAAAAGATAAAAAGAGCTAGATTCAAACAATTTAAAGACATTGTAAGAAACTACGAATCATTTAAAAAAGACTATCGTATAGACTTTACAGATATGGTTTCTAAGTACATAGAAGAAATTACACCTAGAGCTTATAAAGTGTTTATTGTGGATGAAGCTCAAGATTTGACTCCATTGCAGTGGAAATTCGTCTCAAAATTGGCCGTAGAGGCTCAAAGAATTTATTTGGCAGGGGATGATGACCAGGCAATTTATGAATGGAATGGAGCAGACGTACATAGTTTTTTAAACTTTCCAGGGAAAACAGTTATTTTAAAAAAGTCTTACAGATTAAATAAAGACGTACATTTATTGTCTAAACAAATATTAAAATTAATACCTATTCGACAAGAAAAAGAATTTACTTCTAATGAAGTTAGGGGACAAATAGAACGATGGTCTAAATTTAATGAAGTACCTTTTGATCAATTAAATGGATCCTGGATGGTACTAGGCAGAGTAGGAGATTGTGTTAATGAATTAAAAGAACTAGCCAGACAAAAAGGATTGTATTTTCAGGATATGAGAGGAAATAAATCTTTTAATATAAACAAATGGAATGCCATTAATTATTGGAATAAGTTAATTAATCATGAAACTTTAATAAGAGAAGAGGTGGGAATATTGTATGATTTTATTCAAGAAATAAAAACGGGATGGAGAAGAGTAGATAATAAAGCCTGGGGATCTATACATCCGATGGAACCATTGGATTTGAACAAATTAAAAGCAGACTGTGGGCTACAGGCCACTGAAACAGATTGGTGGAAAGTATTAAACAGAAAATTTACTTCAAAAGACTTGGATTATTTTGAGAATATGATAAAGAGAAATATTCAATTGAATGATAAAGCAAATATTATTATAGATACCATTCATTCAGTTAAAGGCGGAGAAGCAGATAATGTGCTTATTTATGAAAAAGCTAATTGGCCCTCTCATTTCTCAGGTAAAAACGGTCTTGAAAAAATGGCTGAAGCAAGGGTTTGGTACACTGGGGTTACTCGTGCAAGAAAATCTCTTCATTTTCTTCGTACTACTCATGAGTACTATTTCCCTATGGGCAAAATATTTACTGACTATCAAAGGAGTATAAACAATGACAACTAAAGAAGACTTAGAAAGAATATTTCCATCATCAAGACAAGAAGGAGGAAATCATTATCAAAAACATAAAATACAACCTTATACTTTTATTACATCTAATAACTTATCTTTCTTTCAAGGAAATGTAATTAAATATGTAGTGAGATACAAAGATAAAAACGGCATAGAAGATTTAAAAAAAATTATTCATTACTGTGAATTAGAAATTGAACAAATGCGAAAGGACGAATGCAAGGACCAGTAGAAGCTCATACTAATTTATATAAAAGATTAAAAGATCATGGAGTTAAAATAAATAACGCTATTGATGTGGGTTGCTATAAAGGATCGTGGACAGCTAAACTTAAATTAATTTACCCAGATGCAAACTATTATCTTATAGATCCTAATCATAAATTTAAAGAAAAATTAGAAGTATTAGGAACTTTTTATCAAGAAATTGTAGGAGAAAAACTAGAAGAAAGAGAATTTAATTTTAGTCAAAATGATTTAGCAGATACAGGTAATTCTTTGTATGATGAAAATTCAAATGCAAAATTTAAAAAACAAAAAGTGATTGTTAAACCTTTACAAAATATTGTACCAAATCAAACTTACGAAGTAATTAAAATGGATGTACAAGGTGCAGAACTAGAAATTATTGAAGGTTCTTTAAAATTATTTCAAAAAACTAAATTTGTTCAATTAGAATGTCCTGTTCATCCTAATAATGTAGGAGCTCCTTTGTTTGAACATTACATTAACTACATGGCAAATTGTAATTTTAAAGTATTTGATATAGATAGTTTCTTTATTAATGGAAAATTAATGGCGATAGATTTTTTATTTGTAAATAAAACTTTGCCTAAAGTAACCAATTTAGAATTAGATCAATTATATTATAAGGAGCAATAATGACTACTCAATTAACTTTTACTACTACTGATAGCGATTGGATTCCACCAGAGGAATATCCAGATCTAACAGACAGAGCCGCTATTGCTATTGACTTAGAAACAAGAGATCCAAACATTAAAGTTAAGGGACCAGGATGGGCAACTAAAGACGGAGAGATCGTAGGTATTGCAGTAGCTGCTGATGGATTCAAAGGTTATTTTCCTATTGCACATGAAGCTGGAGGAAACTTAGATTCTGCTATGACTATGAAATGGTATGCACATTTAATGGCATCTCAAGCAGATAAAATTTGTCACAACGCTGCATATGACATTGGATGGACTAAAGCATCAGGAATAAAAGTTAATGGAAAGATTATTGATACTATGATTGCAGGTGCAGTCATAGATGAAAATAGAAGAGGTTATTCTTTAAATGCATTGGCTGCTAGTTATTTAGGAGAAGTTAAATCAGAAGTTAAATTAAGAGAGAAAGCAGAAGAATGGGGATTAGATGCGAAAGCAGATTTGTGGAGACTACCTTCTTCTTTTGTAGGAGAATATGCTGAACAAGATGCTGAACTTACTTTAAAGCTTTGGAGAAAATTTGAAACAGAAATAAGATTACAGAATTTAACTACCATATTTAATTTAGAAACAGAATTACTTCCTATTTTAATTGAAATGAGAGAACATGGAATTAGAATGGATATGGAAAAAGCAGCAAGATTAAAAAAAGATTTTGTTAATGAAGAGAAGAAAAAACTCAATGAAATCAAGAAGTTATCAGGAATTGATGTAGAGCTTTGGGCAGCAGCATCTGTAGCTCAAGCATTTGATGCATTAAAAATTCCTTATGACCGAACAGAAAAAACTCAAGCGCCTAGTTTTACTGCAAATTGGTTATTGAACTGTACTCATCCATTAGCAAAATTAATCAGAGAAGCTAGAGAGATGAATAAGTTTCACTCTACTTTTATTGATTCCATTTTTAAATTTGAACACAAAGGAAGAATCCATGCAGAAATCAACCAACTCAAGTCTGACTCTGGCGGCACTGTTAGTGGCCGTCTGTCTATGTCTAATCCTAATCTTCAGCAGGTCCCAGCCAGAAACAAAGAATTTGGAAAACAAATCCGATCTTTATTCTTGCCTGATGAAGGAACTAAGTGGGGGTCATTTGATTACTCACAGCAGGAGCCAAGGCTGGTTGTGCATTACGCCTCCTCAGTGGATAGTGGGTTCGAAGGTTCATTTGAATTAATCAAAGCTTATGAAAATGAAAATGCAGACTTCCACCAGGTCGTAGCTGATATGGCAGACATACCAAGATCACAGGCTAAGACAATTAATTTAGGATTATTTTATGGAATGGGTGCAGCTAAACTATCGAGAGAATTAGGAATAGATACAGATTCTGCAAAATCATTGTTAGCAGAATACAATCGTAAAGTTCCTTTTGTAAAACAATTAGCAAATCGTTGCATGGCAGTGGCAGATAAAAAAGGATGTGTGGTTACGATACGAGGAAGACATTGTAATTTTAATATGTGGGAACCTAAAACATGGGGTGTCTTTACTGCAATGACAAGAGAAGAAGCAGAAGCAAAATATGATCGTAGTCAAATTAAACGTGCAGGAACATACAAAGCATTGAATAGATTGATACAAGGTTCAGCAGCAGATCAAACTAAACAAGCGATTATAGATTGTTATAACAACGGCCACAGGCCACTGTTACAAATACATGATGAGCTTTGTTTTAATATTAAAAACGAGGAAGATACTAAGATAATTAAAGAAAAAATGGAACATTGTTTAGATGATGTTCCTATGAAAGTTCCTTCTAAGGTAGATATTGCAATTGGAGATAATTGGGGCGATGCTAGTTAGATATGGAAGAAAATACAAAATCAACAACAGTAGGATTATGTCCTCACTGTAAAGCAGATGTAATATTTATACCTACCTCTAAACAGTTAGTGTATGTATGTACGCACTGTAGTAAAAAAGTAAAACAATTCATTAATGGTAAAATTCATTGGACCAGCGTTGAGGAATATTTAAAGACAGAAATGGATTAGACTAAAAACGACTTTTAGTTGTGTTTACTACTAAACTTAACTATCCTGCAAATGCGTGGATTTCGTAATCCAAAACATTAACAGAATTTTTTGCAATTTCCATATCTCTAGAGATTAATTCTTTAACAATTATTTTAATCTCTTGAGAAGTTTCTTGCATTTCATTAGTCACCCTACCATTTTCAAGGTAAGACTGGTTCCACTTGGACTCCAAGTCCATTTTCTTTGCCAGAAGTGACTGAGACGATTCTATCACGCTCTATCTCCTCATAAGTTACTGAACACAGAGAAGGTTGTCTTCCAGTTTTTTCTTCCTGAATTACAATCTTTCCTTCATTCAGTTCATTAATGAAATTACGTATCACATGCTCATCTGAATCGGCCTCAATGTTGTGATCGAGGTACACACCGATATATCGAGCTTGGACACGATACAATTTCATAAGACGATTTTACCTTTATTTTGTTAAAAAATCAAGACTTTAAACCTTTTGTGGTTTCGACGCACCATAGTTCACCTTGAGTAATTGTCAAGCCAT